AGGTTTCTTTATATGAGCGCTGAAATGCAGATTTGCACATGCGAACCTCGTGCGAGGCGCTTTCAACCGTTCTGGATTCGAATGGCTTGCTATATATTTTATTTCTTATAGTAACAAGCATTTCCTGCTTAGAACTTAATATAGCCATACTTTCCTGATTTAAGCGCTCGCTTATTTTATTGAATATCAGCGATATGAAATTAGAAATGCTGTTATCCTTATAAAGGTTACATGAGCCGAATTCATAAGCTATGGATTTGAAGCAGAAATCAAGAAAATAAATATTGTCTATTTTGATCGGCGTAGAGTAGGGAATGTTTAACTTTAAAAATTCCTGTTCCTCTCCGGGCTCAAAAAGAAAATGAATCCAGTTATTTTCAAAGGTCTGCTGAGGAAGACACTTATAATATTGAGGCATACCCTTTGGATATATGAAAACAGAATTTTTCGGTATGATTGTTTCAGCATTATCCAGAATAAAAACCGCGTCAGTTTTTAATAATAAAAGCAGATAATCTCCGCTGCCCTCCGGGCGGTTTATAAAAAAATCGGCGTCATGGCAATGATTGTAGCCGACATTGTTAATAATCATCAAAAATCCCTCCTATGCACAAAATGCGCTATAATTTGTATTATATATCATTGCATTTGGATTGTCAATTATATATAATAAAATTATGAAATTGTGAATGAAAATATCGTTTTAATCAAAAATATTATAATTAAGGAGGAACACTTATGAGAAAAAGAAAACATACTTTGATTAAAATAATTGCCGCTGTTACTTCGGGAATTATTTTAACTGCTTCCATACCCGCATCGGCGGCATGGGCTGAATCAAATAATATCATAACCAATTCAACATTTGATTATAATACCACGGGCTGGGGCACATATAAGGAAAGCGGCGGAAACGCCTCCCTCTCTGTGGATAGTGGACGTCTTGCCTTAAATATTACGTCTTTAGGCACATTAAACTATTCCGTTCAGGTATATTACGACATTGTGCCGCTGTATCAGAACGGAGTTTACCGCCTGAAGTTTGACATATCGTCTACCGTAGACCGTTATGTTGAAGAAATGATTCAGCAAAACGGCGGTACATACAAGGCTTATACTTGGAAAGGGATTAATATAACGTCTGAGCCGCAGACTATAGATTACACTTTTACTATGAATTCGGAAACAGATATTATGTCCAAGCTGGTTTTTAACTGCGGAAATCAAGGAAATGAGCTGCCGGAGCATACTATCTATCTCGACAACGTATCATTGGAGCTGATAGACGACAGCGAGGTTGATTATACCGAATTCAAGGCTTACGAGCCGCCAATCGTTATAAATCAGGTAGGCTATAAACCGGATAGCAAGAAAACGGCGGTTTTCCGCGAAGTGACGGATGAAACTGAATTTTCTGTAATTGATTTTGTCACCGGCAAGACGGTTTACACGGGAGAGCTTTATGGTAAAACTGTAAACAGCAGCGCAGATGAAACCGATTATTTCGGAGATTTTACATCGGTAACGGAACCGGGAAGCTATTATATATCGTGCGGAAACTTAGATGATTCCTATACCTTTGAGATTTCAGAAGCGGTTTATGATAATCTGCTGGACGATACCGTCAGAATGCTGTATCTGCAAAGGTGCGGCGCTGAGGTTGAGGAGGGCGTATTCAGTCATCCCGCCTGCCATAATACGGAAGCTGTTATTTACGGGACAAGCGAAAAAATAGACGTTACGGGAGGCTGGCATGACGCCGGAGATTACGGCAGATATGTTGTTCCGGGAGCAAAAGCAGTTGCGGATCTGCTTTTCGCTTATGAGGCTGCTCCTGAACTTTATAGCGACGATATAGGTATTCCCGAAAGCGGAAACGGAATACCCGATATTTTAGACGAAGTCAGATATGAGCTTGAATGGATGCTAAAAATGCAGTCGGAATCAGGCGGAGTTTATCATAAGGTAACATGTCAGAATTTCCCCGGCTATATAATGCCGCAATTTGAAACGAATCAATTAATTGTAACTCCTATTTCCACAACGGCAACGGCAGATTTCTGCGCTTCAATGGCGATGGCATACGAATTTTATTACGATATAGACAGAGCTTTTGCGGAAACATGCATTAACGCTGCCGAAAAGGCATGGGGATATTTAAATGAAAATCCTAATTTGATATTTGAGGATCCTTCAGATATAACCACCGGCGATTACGGGGACAGCTCCGATAAGGACGAACGGTATTGGGCAGCCGCACAGCTTTACCGCGCTACAGGAAACGATGTGTATCTTGAATATATTATGCAAAACGGCGTAAAAACAGGTCAGGACTGGACAACTGTAGGAAATTACGGCAGTTTTGCAATTCTGACTATGAAGGATATTGATAAGAACTCAGAAATATACACAAGGGTTAAGAATTCTGTTATTTCTCAGGCTGATTTATTTTTAAAAACAACTACGTCTACTCCATATGGAGTGGCAATAACTAAATTTAATTGGGGAAGCAATATGACGCTTGCAAATGCCGGCGTTTTACTTGGCGTTGCCTATGACCTGACCAACGACAGCAAATATCTTGACGCGGCGGAATCAAATCTCAATTATCTTTTGGGCAAAAATCCAAACGGAGTATGCTTTGTTACAGGTTATGGAACGGTATCTCCGCAGAATCCGCATCACAGACCGTCGATGGTTGCCGGACAAGCAATGAAAGGAATGCTTGTAGGAGGAGTCAATTCAGCCAAAGAGGACAGCGCCGCAAAGGCTTACCTTTCAAACAGTCCCGCTGCAAAGTGCTATATAGATCATTCCGAAAGCTATTCCACCAATGAAATCACGATTTACTGGAATTCACCCCTAACCTATTTGTTATCATTGACGGAAACGGAAAAAACCGAGATCAAGGGAGATATTAATTCCGACGGTGAAAGAAATACGGCAGATTTGGTTTTGCTGCAGCATTATATTTTGGGAAAATCGGATTTGACTGAAAAACAGACTGAGATCGCCGATATTAATAAGGACGGCTTTATAAATTGCTTTGATATTATAATATTGAAAAGAATGTTGTTAAATCAGTAATAACGGCGTTAAGATTATCTCCTACTGCTTAAACGGAGGATCAAAATTTTATATTTTAAAGCGCGGCGGGCAGTATAAAAAATTGTCCGCTGCGTTTTGCAGTCTGCGGGGAACATAACACCGCTTTCCGTTTTTTCGCTGTTTGAATGTTCACCTCTTTTATAACAACAATATGGTGACCCGTAATCAAGTTCAGAAGTTTTTACATCAATATGATACATATTTCTACAGTAAATCCTGACGATAGCCGGGACTTTTATTTACTAACGACCGCTCTTCTTGGAGCCTGCTCTGCTTGCAAGACTGATTTCTTTCAGATACTTAATACCATTGTTTATAGCGGTTGCGCTTAATTTTAATTCCGTTGACATATCACAAATTTATCTTCGCCCTATAGCGATGATACTAGTTATTTCAAGCATTACTTCCAAAATTCGAATTGGACTGAGTTTCATTAACAAACTCCACTTTGCTTTCTGGAATTTCCTGAGAAAATCTTGATTGCATTAATTCTTGAAAATCTTCATTATATTCAAATCCTATGCATTTTCTATTGCACTGTTCAGCAGCAATAACAGAAGTGCCGCTACCAAGAAACGGATCTAAAATAGTATCATCGATATTAGTTGTAGCCTTAATAATTCGTGCTACTAAATCATTGGGATAGATTGCAGGATGGATATACTGTTTACCAACACTTCCAGCTTTACGATTAATATTCCAGAATGCTCCGCCATTCAACTTTTCATTTTTATAATCACAATATCCATCAAATACAGCATGATTAACTTCAAATTGTTCATTCTTTGAAAACAACAATACATATTCATGACGGTCCACAATGTTTTTATCTCCAGTTGGAATGCCGGAAGATTTGTGCCAAATAACTATTCCTTTATAAAAGAAGCCTATTTCACAGCAGATTTTTACAAAGTCGTGCGGAATAGTTATTGCTTTGCCATTTTGAATACGAATATTGATGTTAATCCAAAGAGAACCATCTTTTGATAATTTGTTATAACACTGTGTCCAAACCGCTTTCATGCGTTCAAGGTATACATCATATCTTTCCTGACCAATTTGACCTTTTTTAAAATAGTCCTTTAAATTCCAATATGGTGGTGAAGTAACTACAAGCTTAACAGAACCATCTAAAACATCGAACATGTTTTCAGAAGATTTAAATATCACTTTGCTATTTTGCTGAGAAATCAGCGAACAAGAATTGTCGGTATTTGCAGGCAAAATGTTAGAAGAAACAAAATCATCTTGTATAAGCAAGTAATCATTTCCACAATCAGACATGTTTAAAAGCCGTGAAATCACACCATCATCATCAAGCATAATATGTTCTGTAATATTAGCATGACCGTCATCTTCAGTCGGAATCCAAACGTTTCCGGGGTCTTTTCCTTTCGGATTATAATTTTTTGTTCTTTTACCCCATTCCACGTCTTTCCATATATGTTTTTCACGAATGGCATCTTTATTGAATTTCATAATCGAACGATTTTTGCAAAGCCACACTACATATTTTGCATTATCTTTAAAAGCAACATTTTGGGCAATAGATGAAGGGTATACAATTGTGTTTATATATGTATATCCTATTTCAATAGCAGCTGATAATATATCCATAAAATCATAAATAACATTGCCTTTATCGTCATATTCCGTTCTAACAATTGCGTAAAAGCAGCCGTCTTCTGATAAATTATCATACTCAGATTTAAGTAGCAATACAGTTTTTGTATAGCATGTGTTAGTTATCACTGCCTGCATTTTGAATAATCTCCATTCTCTCTTTTGCTATTTTACAATACTCTTCTACAGCTTCAATTAAGACCCACTCTCTATTCATAAGTTGAGCTACCTTAGCTGTCGTTCCGCTGCCTCCAAATGGATCAAGTACAATGTCGCCAGGATTGCTCCATGAGTGAATATGATCCTCAACAAGTTTTTCAGGGAAAATTGCAGGATGTTTATATGCCAATGAATCTTTTGTTGAAAAACCCTTTCCGTTTGCATAACGCCAAATATTTGTGCGTACTCCGAATTTATTTATAACTTTTTTCCCTTTATTAGTGAGCGTTCCATCTTTTTCTCTTCGAGTAATTTCACCGTAAGTTGTATGTCCAGCCCATTTGTTTGGCTTGTCTTTGAGTATATTAATTGTTTTTGGCTTGCCTTTGCTCAATACAAACATATATTCAAACGAATTGAAATATCTATTTGGATGAGGTGGACCAGAGCCGGCTTTTTCATATATAATCACATCATACATATCAAAACCAATCTCTTGAAAATATAACGCTTGTTTAAAACTAGTAAGCGACTTACGTCCTTTGACCGTTTTATCTCCAACGACCCAAACGACAACACCGCCAAGTTTTACTACACGATGCACCTCTTTGGCAATTTCTTTAAAGATATCAAAATTCCACGAAACAACGCCTTCGTAATCTCTAAGGTCATCATAAGGAGGGCTTGTTACAACCAAATCTATACATTCTGAAGGGAAATCCTTAAGTAATTCATTCGATTTAGCGTGGAATATTTGATGTTTAATATCTTGTAAGTCATTTTGACAACCTTTATTGTTCAGTAACTTCAAGTTCATCACCCTCATATTTAAGATACTCATAAACACGCCCAATAAAATTTGAATTTGTCATACTACTGGTATTCTCACCTAAAACCTCATTCAATACTTCAACAGGGGTGTGCTCACGTATATCAGCTATACAATACCTTATTGCCCTCTCAACACACATAGGTTTGGTATTAAATACCTTGGCAACAGCAGGGTAAATATCACTGCAACAGTGCAACATTTTGTCTTCTTCCATTACAATTTGTAAAGCTTCTTTCAGGTAAAAATAACCCTTACATTCAGGTCTTGCTCCAAGCTTTTTAAGTACAAGGTAAATCTTCTTTTCGATATTCATAACTTCCTCCAATTTATATTATTACAACATTCCAAAGTACTTGTTTTTATGCTGACTATATTCAGCAACAAGCGGATAGTCACACAAACACTTAAACTCAATTATCTTAGAGGTAGCGTTAGTAACTGCTTTAATCCTCTTACCACATTCACAATAAGCAACAAGAGGTGTTGGCTTATTAGGTAATTCAAAAGTAGCTCCACATTTTTTACATGAGCATTGTGACACCTCAAATTTAGAAGAGAGCGGAAAGGTCACCTTGCACTCAGGACATTCAATAATCATGAACCCTTTAAATTTAAAATTTATTTGCTCCTTTTTCTTAGACATTATGTAAAACTCCTTAGGTTTATTATTTGCTTTTCAGCATATTGAAATTATATCACAAAATGAAAAAGTTGTCAAAACTCCCTTTACATAAGCAGTCCCTTATATACGTGTACGTGCGTAGTAATTACATACCTAATTAAAATAATATTATGTTATGTATTAAAGTTAATTATAATGTTATTAGAATACCCTAAAGGGTATTCTGCAATCACTTCCTGATTGCAATTATTCCTTATACTCATTAAGATAACATTTGACACTTAAAATTAAATCTTCAATAACCCTGTATTCAATCTCCTCAATAGCTTTATTAGGGTTTTTAAAGAAGTCAGGACTGTAAGAGGCATACTCCTTTTCAAACACATTGTCTTTAAGACCTACTAAAGGTTGATTTATTTTAAACTTAACACTTATGGTTTTCACCTCGAAGTCTTCTTCCTTAACCTTGAGGCATAAGAATTTATATGTGAGGTGTTTTTTGGTTAGTAAAAGGGTGTATATCCCTGAATAACTAAAGGGCAATCCCTCAACAAAAATGGTCTTAAAATCACGTATATTTGCTCTTTGATACGTTACCTGAGTAGTTTGTGAGGTGTGGCACTTACAACCTATTACAGGAGTTGTCAGCAGTCTATTTTTAAATTGTATTAGCTTTACATTACAATAGTTTTTTATTTTTTGTGGTGTTTTCATAGAATAACCTCCTAAATTTTTATTGTGTACTCATTATATCATTTATCAGTTACCGTGTAAAATAAAAGAAGAGGACATTAGTCCTCTTCAATGTTCTTGTATCTGTCATTAACTGGTTTAGCTTCAACCTCGACTATATCATCAGAAGTGTCTTCCTTAGGTTTAGCACTCATTATAGACCCTAAAAGTTTTTCCATTATTCCCCCATTTTGTGGGTTTGTGATAGAAGTAGTTGTTTCTTCTGTCCCATCTGCTCTTAATACTTTAGTCTGCCTGAGTACCTCAGGACTTCCTGTTTCGTACATCTGCTTAAGCATCTGCATATAACGAATGTTTGTCTCCATAAGTTGTGAAGTCTGTGGGTCAATAGTACCATTGAGTGTTTCAAAAATCATAGACTTCTGCATACGTGCCATATTATAGTCAACTATACCCTGCATAGCTTGAATAATATCACTCATATCCCTTGTATTGAAACGCTCAAACATTTTATTGTAGGCACAAGCATATCCTGCTTTATACTCAGGACATTTACTTGCCGCATAACAAGTATCACAAGCCATTTTAGGGAATTTTTTTGAGTAGACTTTCTTAGGCTTTCTTACTGCAACTTGTCCTTTAACAAACTTACCTCTGTCATCAAAGGTTGGGACTATGTTTGCTTTACTGAATATCTCCTCATCAAGGTCGGAAATTTCTCTCCCCTCATCTTCACTAGATTTATCAGGAAGTAAAAATTTAAGTCTTTCCTTTATCTCATGTTCTGAAAGGTCTACTAATTCCTCGTCATCTTCCTCAATGTAGCTATCACGTTCTTTTATTGTACGGTCAAAGTTGGTCCCAAGTTGTAACAGCTTATCATTATTTCCAGAAACGCAGTCTTTGAAAAAGTTAATTAAATCCTGAATTTTTGTTTCAATGTCAGGGACAATACGATTTACAAAAGTGTCATGTAAGTCATTTATTAGACTTTCCTGTTCAGGTTGTGAATACCAATCACGCATACTTGAATATTCAGGGTTATCCCAATTCATAAATGTAGTAATGTCATAGAGGAAATTTCTTGCACCCTCATATTCTGGGTTAAGGTTACAACGATTACAGTATTCCTCAAAATTGTCTGTAGATTTCTCATTAAACCAAGATACTGGTGGGAAATAATCTGGAGGAAGATTATCAATGTCATTTTTAACCACTTTAGCTTTAAGCCAATACATTGTAGCTTTGAGTCTGTTATGAATAAATCTCTCTGCCATAACAAAGGCATAGGCATTTACCTTAATCATTTCAGTCTTATCTTCTTCAAGTATTTTATCAAAATCAAAGTCCATGTCATAAGTAGAAATAACTGGAAAAGCCTTAGTCTGGAAATCTGCTTTCTTTATTCTGCTCATTTTAGTGCTGTTCCAAACTGATATTTCACCATATTTAAGTCCTACATTCCATGTGGTAGAATCAACAGTATAAAAGGGGAAACGAGTAAGCATACCTGTCCTTGTTGAAGCCATTCCCTGTACTAAAGCATTATGCTTTTCTGCAATTCGGAACATCTCTTTTAGGGTGCTTTCATCAGTATTTGCATCAACAGCAAGAGACAGACCAACATATGGGTATCTTTGACACATATACTCCCACTGTTCTAATCCCTCTTCATGATACATAAAGCACACAGGTATACCTGTTCTTAGCATAAAAGGCTCAAAATACTTCTTTCTCCACTCATATACCTGTTCATTTCCTACTACATACTGTAAATCCAAGTCACATATTGCAAAAATTTGGGACTTATGGCGTTCAGCCCAAGATAGGTAGGTTTCAATTTGTTTCTCCCACTGTTCAACAGTGTAGTCCTCATATTTAGGGTCATTGATATATGTAAAAGCTCCTGAGTCAATGAATAAGGACATATCATCATACTTCTTTAACTGACTATGACCTTTACCTTTTAAGTACTCATAAGACATAAGGAAGTTTTTAATTCCTATGCTATAAAGAATGTCAAGATATGACTCATACTCTACACCGGAATAAAAAATTGACAACTTTCTTTTATAGTCCATGACTTGTCTTAAGTCTGTGTAAAGAGGTTTACCCTGTTGTGTGGATTCTGAGGTTGGGTTAGACTTGTTCTTAACCTTTTTTATAAGTTTCATACAGGAGTAACACCCCCATTAAGTTCAGTTGCACTTACATAAAAACCATCAGCATAAACAGGTTTGATACAATTTCCCCATCTTTCATACACTGTTTCAGTCTCACAATTACTTTCTGCTCCCCTACACATAACACAAGTGTGAGTGGCAATTAAAGTCACCTTTATCCACTTAGGGTTTAACAGGTTAAATAAGTACTCCCCTATCTCGTTTGTGAGATTTTCCTGTAACTGAGGTTTCTGTGAAAAGTACTTAACCACTCTTGGAATTTTAGAAAGACCTATAATTGTATCTGAGGGTATATAAGACACTTCTGCAACACCCATAAATGGTAACCAGTGATGCTCACAAGTGGAGCTAAACTCAATTCCTCTAACTGTTACGGGGTGATTATTAGGCACAGGGGAATTATTTTTAAAGAGTTTCATACGTGAATTAAGTTCCTCAATATTGTTGTTATTCCTGTTTTTAAAAAGTTCATTGCAGTACATCTTAGCAACCCTTAGTGGTGTGTTAGCATTGCTATCTGTTACCTCAAATCCGAGGATTTCAGAAATGGCTTCAATATGTTTCTTAATCTCTTCTACCTTGTTGTCAATCATTGAAAATACCTCCTTAAATTCTGCTTTATATTTAGTATATCACGTTTCTTGAAAAAAGTAAACCCCTACACCGTCTCTACCTGAGAATTAGTATAGGGGTTTGTATTACTTTGTGTACTTTTCACTTAAGGGCATAATTGTTGCCGGATTTCTTCTCCCAGGAACAGGTGGAGGAGTAGGAATACCTAAAGACTTATTAAGGTCTGTAACAGTGTCTTTAATACAAGACTGTGCCTTTCTTAATCTCTCAGGGTCTTTTGTAATCTCCTGATAACGTCTTAGTGTATTAGCATCTTCACGAGTGTCCCAGTCGTACTTATTACTCATATGCATTAGTTATAGTTCTCCTTTCACTTAAAGTCTGCGCCCTACCTTACTTAACTTTCTTAATGTAAGTAGATGCAGGAGTGGAAGTCGGGTCAATAGCTGTGAACTTCTGAGTATCCATTGTACCAACAGTAGCCTTATTAACAGGTACATTGGGTCTGTTACCAGTCACTTTCTTAGTGTGCTTAGTTACAGGAACATTACAAGCATCATTCATTGTTTAACACCTCCATACATAAGATATAAAATTCACCCACTGACTAAGCAAAGCCAATGGGCGAATTAAGTTTAGGGTATTCACCCCTTTAGGTCTTAGCCTCTTGTCGTACCACCAGTACCTGTATTGCCACCACGAATACGGTTGACAACATTACGAGCGGCATTTCTGATACGTGTACCAATACCCTGTTTCTGCTGAGTCTGATTACCTCCTGCGGCGGTATTTCTGTTAGCAGAGCCTGCTTCGGCATGAACAGTGATTCTTTTCATACTATGACCTCCTTTATCTATTTATTTCAGGGAGGGGACACAGCAATTAAGGGTGTCCTTTGTCTACGTAGAAACAGATAAAATCTGTAGCATACTCCCCTGATATAAACAGTGTACCATAATTAGTCATTAAAGTCAATAGGGTTAAACACACATTTATTAAAAAATATTTTTCCGTCTCTTGTTTGATAGTCATTAGTGGCAAGTCCAGACTTTAATTTACCAATCTTAATTAACTCAGAGAGGGGTTTATCTTTTATGTTACCCGGAGATATTTTATCATAGTCACGTACACCACACTCCATTGCACAACCAAGAATATATCCATCAGGCATAAGTGTAATTTGACTTTCATACTTAGCACAGTAAGCCTCTGCAAGTAGATAATAATTAAGGTTTAAGAACTGGTTTCCATACACACCTATATCATAAATGTCCTCCGCAAGTTCACTACCTGTTTCGGACATTAAAAGGTTGTAGGTATAGGGACAAGCACCTATATTAAATCCGACAGTATAATCACAATCACTTAAACTTGTAATTTCCTTTAAAGATTGGTGTAACTCATTCAAACACTCATTTGTTAAAGGAACATTTAAAAATCCCCTATCACTCATTACGTCCCTAATAGTTCTTACATAGAAGTTTTTTACTCCATACTGTGCATTAAAGTACTTAATATTAAGTGCTGTGTGTCTTATATTTTCAGAAGTAAGGTCATAGAAAAGTTCTATAGGAACTCCTACCTCGTTAAGACTTGTAATAGCTTTCTTAACACACTCATTTACTGAATTGGACCTTAGTTGGTTTTCTCCAAAACAGTCATCAATACTTAAAAATACTTTAGAAATTCCCGAAGACTTAATTCTTTCAGCATACTTAGGCACATTAATACCATTGGTAACAACGTGATACTTCACATCAGGATATTTGCTTAGATACTCAGTGAATTTAAAAATTCTTTCGTTGTAAAGAGGTTCTTTACCTGCAAAATGAAATTCACGAATACCGTATTCATAAGCTTTATTTAAAGCTTCAATCATTTCCTCATCAGTAAGTCTTTCTCCAACAAGTGGGTTGTTTTTATGATAACAATGTTCACAATTTAGCTGACACTCATTGTTAATAAGCACCCTCATTTCGGTCACCTTTTCGTTAAGGTACAATTCCCTGAAAGTAGGGTTTGAAACATCAAGGTTAGAAGAGAAAAAAGCCTTTACAGGAATGTCATCTTTTAACACCTGATTATATTCAGCAATACTCTCACAGTCAAGACACTTACCACAAGGGTTTCCTTTTTCATCAGGTGTATCACAGGATATAAACTTAAATTTAGACCCAACTTTAAGCGTTTTAGCAATACCATAGATGTCATATTTATCACATCCAGAATAGGGTGTTTGAAAGTCAACACCTATAAGCTTACATATTTCTTTCATAAGTTCAATAAATTCAGGTGATGTATCTACATAACCATGACTTTTAAGTAGTGCCATAGTTATAGCATCAGCATTTAAACTCTCTGCCATTGAAATAGCATAAGACAAGAATATTAAATTCCGCATTTCAAGATATTGAGTAACATACTCATTGGTATCTTCTTTATAGAAGTTTCCTTTAGACCAAGAAATAGGTGGTATAGTAAGTTGGTGATGTGTAACACCTAACTTATTAGCATTTTCAAGTGCTATAGATGCTCCTATTTCATCATTGAGTTGTCCATAAGAGAAATAGAGGGAGTGTATCTCACAATCAGGATTTTTTGTTACAGTGTCAACCAAAAGTACTGTGCTATCAAAACCTCCACTATTTAATACTACTATCTTTTCCAATGTTAATTACCTCCTAAGAGTCTATAAAGCTCATTTTTATACTTTTTATCTTCTGCAATCCTTATTAAACTTACAATTAGGTATTTAGATAAGTGCTTTGGTACAATCTTCTTTACCGACAGGTGTATTAAATACTTTGCTGTGTCAAACCTCTCAATGTGGGTGTGTCCTTTTTCAAAAGGTTTATTTGAGTTGTGGACTACATACCCACCAACAGCTTTATATATTTTATACTGTCTGTTCTTATAAATCTGGTGACTCAAGGGTTATTAAACCAATTAAATGGTAAGTTGTACTTTACCATAATTAAAGTCTTTGCTAACTCCTCTAGCTGTTGGTGGTCTAAGGTATCTACATAAGTAGACTCATAGGAACCTGAACATTCGAGGAAATTATATTTGCAGTGTAGCAACTCATGTACCAAAGTGTGTTCATCATATACCTTTGCAATAAAGGTCTTTCTCTCCTCTTTAGGGAATTTACTTATCTTAATAACTGCCTCTTTACTGACAAAGTTCATAGAGTTAATACCTGCAAACTCTTTTTCAGGCATTTCATCAGCTCAACTAAACCAACTTTTATAACCCAATCAGTAAGGAATAGCTTTTTCTTCCAATATTTTAAACACTTCTTAAGTGTTTTGTCATTGAATATCTCAACAGGACTTTTCTCCACTTATAAAACCCCCAAGCACTTGTGCATTTGTATCTGAATACGCACATTTAATTTATCTTCTAAAACCCACTGTACAAGGTCATGTCCTATTGGACAAGTGTACCCATCTTCGGTGTAATTAAATACGGGACTTACAAGTTTCTTTGCCGGAGTGGGATATCTACCTAATACTTTTTTCATGTAGTCATAGTCTTCACGACTTCCAATAACAAACTTGACTTCATCTACACCTCTGAGTTCCATAATGTTATCGAGAATGTTTTTATTAAACACACCACTTGACGGACACTTAACGTCCATAACAAATTTAAGACTGTGTGGGAAATAGGCATCAGGGATAGTAACACAACCATTAGTTTCAATAGAGACTGCACAATCATAAGACACTAATTCAAGTGCAAGCTGATAAACAGCACCCCACTGAATTAAAGGCTCTCCTCCAGTAATACATACACGCTTGACTCCATACTTTAATACTTTAGACACTAAATTTGCCACTGAAATTTTGTGTTTATCAGCTTTTGTCTGTGGTTGGTCGCAATAAGCACACTTAACATTACAACCATACAGTCTTACAAACACACAAGGGAGACCCATGTCAGTACTTTCACCTTGAATACTTAGAAACACTTCATGATAGTACAAAATACCCTCCATGCTTACACTACCTCCCCTCTATATTCAGCATAGCTGTCTTCGGTTTCCCAAAGTCTTACAGAGTATATCTCATAGTTAGAGTTACCTATTTCTTTTTTAAGATACTCAAAAATTCGAATAGCCATTACTTCTGCTGTTGGCTGTTCAAAGAAAAAATTTAAGTCGCAATGGTCGTATTTATCTACCACGACCTTATTGAGAAGTTTCTTAAGATATGAAAAATCACACACCATAGCTTCACAAGCATAGTAGCAATCACTGAATTTTGAGGTATCAATGTTACCACAAAATGTTGCCTCAAGCTTATAACTATGACCGTGTATTCTGCTACACTTTCCATCATAGTTATTTAAATGGTGTGCTGATTCAAACGTTACTTTTTTTGTTACATAAACTTTCTTTAATGCCATAATACTACTCCTTTTAATTACATAAACACTATTCTTGCTACCATTACAGTGCGGTCTTCTCCATTTTCACTGATTTCATCAAATCCAGGTTTAATAAAGAGGTCTTTACCTTTAGTGGCAAGAATACCTCTTGCAGAAGTGATTGCTTTGTACATCTGGTTTACTGCTGATGCCCCTACTGCTCTTACTTCAACATCACAACCCTCTTCAACACTTGCAACAATGCTACCTGAGAGTTGAGGTACGGGGGACTTTGAGGACACTCTAATTACTTTTATCTTAGCTTCCATTACTATTTCTCACCTTTCTTAATACTACAGCTACAACTTGCTCAGGCTTTATACTACCATACTGTCGGCTGTCATAACTTACTAAACTGTTATCACCTAAAAACCAATAGTTGTTGTCTTTAACGACCTTATCTAGTCTTTTAATGATATAATAAGGCTCTTTATTTTCGTCATCCCTTAGGTGTATAACATATATCTTATTGACCTTACAGTGTTTCTTAAAAAACAGTCTTCTACATATAAGCTCCTCACCCTCTTTTAGTGTTGGGTACATAGAGTCACCCTCAACAACTGCAAGAGGGAAAAGGAACTTTAACAGGAGGAAAACTGTTATCAAGACCACTATTGCGACCAAGATAACCAAAAATATCACATTAATTACCTCTTTCTAATAATAACTTTATCGGAATTTACACAATCAAAAAAGTCTTCAAGCCTCAAGGTAATATAGTCCTGTGAACTGTTAGCTTTATGCATGATAACTACAGGCTTCTTACCATCAGGGCAGTCACTTTCAGCTTGTCTTAACCAAGCAGGTAAAGACCATGTTTGAGCATTCTTACACTCAATATGTAACTGTAAGTCAATGTCCTCATCTGCTGAAACAATGTCTCCCCTGAACTCATTAGCTTTTACAGATTTCTTTGCAAACCCACCACTCTGAGGAGTGCGTACAAGGTCTACACCAAAGAACTCTTTAAACTTCTTAGCAATGGTTCTTTCATAACAAGCACCTTTGTTTCTACTACGCTTACCACGCTTTTTGTTCTGTTCTTTAGTCTCTGCAAGACTTTTTTCTCCAGATTTAGTTACTTTTAATTTCACTTTAATTCCACCTTTCTGTTCAGCAATTTTACTGCTACATTTAGATTATACACCATTACATAGAAAAAAGCAAGTGTAAAGGGAGAAATAAATTCTCCCTTTACACTTAGTTTTGATTAGAGGAGTTCATCCAACACATATATGTTAAAGTGGTTTGTTAAAAGTGAGGTAAATACATTATATGCTTCTAGTGCCACTTTTTTCATATTTGGGTGGGGTGCTCCAGTAACACCTTTGGCTCTTAAAGCAAAGAAGTGTTCCCACTCTTCAAAGTTTGCGGTCATTATAATTTCTGTCTTAAGGTCAGTAGGTAATACACCTCTTGCTTGCTGTGGAGTAAGTCCCTTATCAAGAAGCATAAAGTAATAAAATTCTGCCTGTTTTAGTGCATTTTCATAGACAGATTTAGCTTCATTAGTCCACTTACTGTCATCATAATAAAATGCAGGTTTAATACAAGTGATTTCCTTACCGAATTTATCCTTAGAATAGTTGCAGTATCGGGTACTTTCCTGTGCAAAAGATGCAGGTCTATGACGGACCATTTCATGTGATACACCTCTATCACAAATAAAATGGAAAGTAAAGTGTAAATGTTTTTTAATTTCTTCCTCAGTTGCAACTACACACCACTTATTAATATCAGTAACAAGTGATACGTGGTGTGTAGGTTTAGGGGCAGACTCCAAACCAAAGTAGTAATTAAGTTCAGGGTAGTGGTGAATTAACTCTGCCATATAACTTGTTAAGTTGTTTTCCTTAATACTCCTTAAATTAGCTGAAACTGTTACAAACTTATTAAATATCGTCACATTAACATGAGGACTTTTCATTACCTTGTCTTCAAGGTCATCAACATAAAGTAAGAAAATAAAAGTTGCGTGTTCAAGCATAGCATAGTGATGTCTATCCACAAGCTGTTTAAAGAATTTAATGGAACTTTCCTTATCAAAGGCACTCTCACTCTTATAACACGTTCTTCCAACTCTTTCAATAATTTCTGTAGGACTTAAGGTAGTTGTGTCAATGTACTTTACCGAAGAGTCTACAAGTTTCATAATATACTTCCTTTCTTTAAGGTCATTATCCTTTATTTAAATAATCTTAATTTTGTCTCATTTTTCTCAGTGTCTGTAACCCCTTTCTGAACAAGTTCGAGATTAAGTGAGAGTATATTTCCTTTTTCATCCATGTTAGGTGTTAGACTTGCTATATCAAATTTCTTTTCAAGCATACTCCAATTTACTAACTCAGTCAATTTAATCATTATTAGTCACCTCTTTCTTATTTAACACTTCCGTATCGAGATTGATACGAGAACCTACTGCATTTTTCTGAAACTGATACTTACCATTGTATGGGTTATCACAGCTTTCACTCATTGTACAGAATACAAGCTGTGCAACCCTTGTATTAGGTATAAGCTTAATGGGTGCTTCACTTGCATTGAATAATTCAAGAGTAATCTCACCAGTAAATCCTGGGTCTACCCAACCTGCATTTTGTACAAAAAGACCCATACGTCCTATAGAAGAACGTCCCTCAACAAAGGCAGTAAGGTTATTAGGCAAGTTTACCAACTTCAAAGTAGTGGCAAGAACAAACTCATGTGGTTTAAGTATATATTCCCCCACAAACGACTCATAGTCTACCTGCTTATCAAAAGCGTTGTAATCATCTCCTGATTTAGGTACCGGCTTAAGAAAAAAATTTCCTATTCTTAAATCAATACTTGCAGGTTGTATCTGCTCATTGTCAATAGGACCAATTAAGGTTCCATACATTATCATGCGTTTTAATTCTTTATCACTTAATACCATATTTAAATCTCCTTTTAATTTAATTGAGAATGATTAAACGCTTTATGGCTCTTGTAATTCCAACATACATTACTTTTCTTTCGTCATCATTCTTTCTGTAGTAAGGCAAGAAAAGAGGGAAGTTACCATACAGAATAACATTATCAATTTCAAGTCCTTTAGCTGTGTGTACTGTAAGTATTTTAAGCTTTTTTGAAGCCTTTTTCTTATTCATATCTGCAAGGGTCATACCCTCTCTCTTAAATGTGGTGTAAGGTATTCCTAAGTCAATGCACATATTTATAACATCATAAAGTTCCTTATTAGTACGTGTCAAGAAAAACCAGTCTTTAAAGTCCTTTTCTGTATAAAGCAGTCTGTTCAGAACATTATTAAGTTGATTACGTGTCAGTACCTCCGTTTCACCATCAAAAGTGTTTATAGGGACTATGTTCTTATCAACTTTTTCGTCAACCTGATTTATGATATTAGTAGCAAGTTTGAGAATTTGTGTACCATTTCTGTAATTATTAGTGAGAAAATAAGTAGTGAAGTCCTCACTATTTACAAGACTTAAGAAAATCTTTACATTACCACCTTTAAAACCATAAATACTTTGATAGTCGTCACCTACAAAGAAATAATTGTTTGCACTGAGTGAACGAATAAAATTATATTCAAGTGTCCCTACGTCCTGAAACTCATCTACAAACACATAGTCAATAGATGCTCCAAGCTTTTCAAAATAGTGCTTTGCTTTAATTAAAAGCTCATCAAAGGTTATAATTCCTCTTTTCTTACACAAGGTCTCAATACTCTCACCGAATGTTATGTGGACTTCTTCTTTTAAGTCATTCTTAACAACCTCGGCAGGTGCGTGTAGAGTATTAAACTCTTGCCTTTCACTTGGTAAAAAGAAGTTGTCAACTTCTGTCTGAGGGACTTTACCTGTATCAGAGAGGGCTTTAAGGTCTTTGTAATCTAAGTACCTGTCAATAGTTAAGTGTGTGCAGTACTTTTCAATAAGCTCCTTGTGTAGCTGATTATCTAAGTCATCATTAAACAGTGTATACTTCTCTCCCGATTCTTTCATAATGTGGTTTGCAAAGGAATGAATTGTTCCTATAAAAGCATCTCCTATTCCCTCAACACCACTTAAGCGTAACTTCATCTCTTCTGCCGCCATATTTGTAAAGGTGATAGAAACAATGTTATGTGCAGGAACATGAAGTGTTTCCACAAGATATCTAATTCTTTCTGTAAGAACTCTTGTTTTACCTGAACCTGCTCCGGCAACAACAATAATGTTTTTTTTGGTACTGTATACAACAGCTTCCTGTTGGCTATCAAGAGTAATTTCAGGTGTGGGAAGTACCTCTAATTCAGACACTTCTTCCTCTTCATAGTCATCTATATTACAAGGTGGTGTGTAAGCACTCTTATTAGACTTATTATTAAACCCTCTTGAAAAGATATTGCTTATACTCATCTTTCACTACTCCTTTACTACTGCTTTATCGGTTTACACTATAATTTCTGTTTTCATCATTAAAGTCTGCATTTCTCCTTGACACTTCACGGCTTAGCATAAAGATTGCATCCTCTATATTCAGAATATTTAACTCAACGAGGTTTTTCCTTTGAACACACTCCCTGTACTCATAGTACAAAGGCTTCACATTCTCATCTGAATTTATAAGTCTTTCCTTTGCAGTCTCAGAAAGCTTACCGTTAGATAATGCTTTATAGGTTTTATCTCCTGCTGATAAATATGCTCTCTTAGCATCTTCAACCCATAACTCAATTCTCCCAAGAAGTGTTCTTAAATACATTTTCTGTTGAGTAAAGGCGTTAAAACACTCTCCTAATTCTCTTGAAGAAATTTCCGTTATGGACTGAGGGAGTTCAAGCCATTCAGAATCAATATTTAAACCATTGTCTACTTCAAAGAACTTTACACCCTGAGAGACTAAAGACTCCTCTACAGTCTCCATAAAAGACTTCTGTATCTCCTTAGGGTTAATTTTCTGCGTTGTTTTCTTCTTTATAGGCTTCATAAGCTACCTCACTTTTAGTTCCAACACTCTGTCTTATAACGACACCAACGACAGGCATTGTCTGATTTATTTGATGCACAACGAGGAGGAATTTCCTTGTTGTTTTCAATAATGTCATTGAGATAATCACACTCTTCCAACATTTCTTTAATACTACTCTCAGACTGTGTTTCCTTTGAAGATACACAATATTCTTTTAAGTCCTGAGTGTCCTTATTCTCATAAAGGAAAATACACTTAGTTATAGGAATATCACAATGAAAAAGTATTTCGTCCATTTGTTTTAGTAACTGTACCTGAAATCTAATTTTTTCTTTTGCAGTAAACTTTCTTCCATCTTTAAGATGTGTATAAAACTTGTGATAGTGCATAGACCTGCTAACGCTTGAGTCTTTAAACTCTTTTTCGGTCTTGTACTTTTCCTTAAGCATAAGTCTCCACTGTTCAAGACAATACACATAGATAAGTCCCTGTCTATTGTGTTCAGGTTTTTCACTCTTAAGCTCATTAAAACCCTTAGAATTAATTGACTTAATTTCAAGTACTCCCAATTCTTTATCAGACAACTTTAAAATTCCGTCTGTATGTCCCTGTATGTTATGTGTTTCATTAAGTACTGGAACTTCGTCCATAAGTAATATTCCAACATCTTTAAGGTAAGTCTGTAGTCTCTCATGCACACCCGAACCATTATCAAATATACGTCTTGTCCGAGCATCAACAGAATAAGGGTCACTCTCAGCATTAGTACGTGTGTAATATCTTGAACGTAAACAAGTTCCAATTGCAGACGGAGCATTAACGTTTATAGCCCTGTCAGAATCTGTAGCAGATAAACTCAGCAAATAAAGTTCTAAAGGTTTAACCACATATCCCTCTTTTTTCATTGCTGAGAACATTGTTTTAAGACTCATAATTTTCTCCTATTCATTTTCTTTAGAATTAATTGTTGTCTTTATTATAGCATATAGATAACATACTGTAAAAACAACCAGTACAATAAAATAACCATAACCGAATATTAATTTATAACAATTAAAGGCTAAAGCAGGTAAGGCAATAAGTGCCATTGAAATTGCAACTACCATAGAAAGGATAACCCAAACTAAAGCACCACCTACAACTACTTCAATAAAATTACCACTAAGCAAAGTAACTCACCTCCAAAAAGTCATCCCAATCTATGACAGATAAGTCATAGGTCTTTTTATTGTTAGTAATTAATCTCCTGTCAACACCTGTAAGTCTAAAAGAGGACTTAATGTTATCCTTAAGACAATCAGGTTTAGGAAGTTTATCAGTAATAACAGGGTCTAAGTCCTTTGTACAGAGGACTGCAAAACGCTTTGAACCATTGTTAAGGTCTATGCACATAACAGGTATTCTAAGTCCATCTTTAATAGCTTCTACATAAATTTTATCCCAAACTGTAAAAGTTAAAGAGTAGAAGTCCTTTTTAGTGGTCTTGCACTCAATAAGGAATAAATCGTTTCTTACATCTCCTTTACTTCCCCACAAAGCACCACTTGCAGGAGTGACTTTACCTAAAACTTCTTTAGCTACTCTACTTTCCTGATTTTTTGAATTTCTTTTTCTTACGTCCACTTACATTAACACCTCTCTTAAAAACAGTTGGCTCTTTGGACTGTCTTTTTGACATCTTCCATTTATTACAATATATGTTATTTGTGGTTACCACCATATCATATTTTATAACGTTTGGATTCTGACACATTTCACAGTCATCTCCAATTTCTTGATAAAAGTACTCACAGTTATAACAGGACATTGTATATTTAGAACCTTTAGATACTTTTTCTCTAACAGGGTCATAACCTCTACTAAAATTCATTCTCACAACTCTCCATTAACTCTTTATAGGATATACCATCTGCAAGTCCTGGGGATTTATCACTGTCAGTAGGTATGTAAGAGGAGTCCTTAAAACTTGGAAACATAAATTCAAGCATAGCAAAATTAGCTACATCAACCAAGTATTCTGTGTTGTGGGTCTTCTCATATAATTCAAGTCTTTCCTTTATGCACTTATAAGCTTGTGCAAGTTCAGGATATGTCTTTGAAGCATAACCATACTTGTAATGTGAAGTCTGAATTGCATTCCTCATCTTACTCACAAAAGACTCTGAAAAACTTCTTGACAAAATCTGTTCTCTTGTTTCCATTAAGTTATCCTCCTAACGAATTTTAGTCGCAAGGTCAATTACCTGTTTTTTAATATCATCAACAAGTTCAGGCTTTTTCTTTAAGTCATCAATAAGTGAATCAATTCCCTGATACTTTCCATCTTTATAATAGAACCAAGCACCACGTCTTTCAATCACTCCCCACTCAACGGCACAAACAACAATCTCCTTAAAGTTATCATTATAAAGTGCTGAAACTCCTGCTGAGTTATCTTCTGAGAAATAGAAATCAAACTCTCCTGTTTGCATTCTCTTATAAGTCTTATTCTTTTCAATCTTAAACTTAACTACTTGACCTACAATTTCTTTATTGTCACCCTTACCCTCTGTAATCCAATCCCCTTTACGTAGTCTAAGGTTTACAGAACTAAAAAACTTCTTTGCATTTCCTCCAGGAGTATATTCAGGGTCTCCATAAGCACCAATCTTTTCTCTAAGCTGATTAATACCAATAAGTGTGAATGGTGTTTTACCCTCTCTGCAAAGTCTGTTATTGTTAGATTGCCACTTACGGAAAAACTCACCAAGTAACTGTTGTGGAATACCCATACGGACTGTCTCGTCCATTTTACTTTCAGCTTCTTTATTAGGTGTCATAGATGCAATAGAATCAATAACACCTAAAGTTACTTGACCGCTACGTTGTAACTGTAACATACCCTCAGTAGCTTCCTCCATACTGTCAGGTCTTGAATAAATAAGACAACTGGTATCAACACCAAGCTTTTCAAAATATTCAAGGTCAGAAGTACCCTCTACATCAAAGAAAGCTACAACGTAACCTAACTTCTGTGCCTCTCTTACAATATGACAAGTCTGAGTAGTCTTTGTGGAACTTTCATTTCCTGAGATTTCAATAAATCTTCCCTCAGGAATACCACCACCAAGAGCAATGTCAAGAGAGATACTTCCTGTAGGTATTCTCTTAATGACTGCTTTCTCTTTTGAAATACCTATCTGAATAGTATTTTCTCCAAACTTCTTATTTAAGTCATTTACAACCTTAAGAACTTCGGGAGAAAGACTTCTTTTTGGTGTTACCTTAGGTGTGGTTGTAGTCTTTGTAGAGGTCTTTCTATTCTTTACAGGTGAATTTACTACTTTAGCCATTGTCTGTTTCCTCCTTAACTAAATCTCTTGCTTCAAAATCCCCATCTTTTTCAAGCTGATTTATGATAGCCCTTGTGTAAAACTCAGTAAGGTTTTCACCATTCTTTCTTGCATGAGTCTGTACACGTTCCATAAGCTTTTCATCAGCCATGATAGTAATTGTGGTTTTGGCAATCATATATTCTCTCCTTTTCATTTTTCATAAAATTTATGTTTTATCACTCTTATATAATAGCATATAGCCAAATATTTGTCAAATACAAAAAAATCCCCTAAATTAATTTAGGGGATTTATAATCAAGTTTCATAGAATACCATAATAGATTCTGTTCCGGCAGAAGAGTTAATAGGTACTACAGATATAACCCTGTAATTTTTACTATTACACTCTGCAATAAATTTGTCTAACTGTTTGGTGTTTCCAATAGGAAGAAACCCCCTTGATAAACTTATAACTTTAAACTGTGTCATATGTTCCTCCTGCAAATTTAAGTATGTTACATTATATGTCACAAATAAATGAAATATGCATAAATGCTATTTAGCATCTTGGTAACTGTCACCACTATCAAAGTCTGCCCTCATTTCAAGATTTAATTTTACATTCTTTCCAAAAGGGTGTTCCATGTAATCTTTAGTCTTAGCAATACACTCCTCAACATACTTTTCAGGACACTCAAAAACGAGTTCATCATGTACCTGTAAAATCATCAATGCACCATGTTCTATATACCATGGGTCTTTATCAACAAGATTCTGTGAAGACCCTGTAATGTCTGCGGCACTACCTTGTACTGCTGAATTTACTGAAAGTCTTTCACAATAAGCAACCTGTTTAAAGTCACGACTTCTTATATCAGGCAGTCTCCTCTTACGTCTAAGGAGTGTGTAAACATATCCATGTTTATGTGCAAAACGCTTTTGATTTTTAATAAAGTTACTTACTCCTGAGTAAGTACTAAAATACTTATCAATGTAAATCTGTGCAACGTCTTCACCTTTCTTTACACCATAAGTGTCAAGATATGATTTATCACCTAAGTCAATAGGAGACCAACGGTCATCTCTGAGGTTAGTATATAAAGTAAATGCCCCTCCACCATACATAAGCAAGAAGTTAATAACTTTTGCCGCTTGTCTGAGGTGTGGATACTTCTTTTTTACCTCCTCTGGTGTACAGTCAAGCTCAAACATATTTACTGCTGTTGAACCATGAGTATCTGAACCATTAGCAAACATTTCAAGCAGATTTTTGTCCTCTGAAAAATGTGCAAGAACACGCATTTCAAGGTTAGAGAAGTCTCCTGCAATTATCTTCTTTCTCTTTACCTCATACATTTCAATTTGCTCATCAGTAGCATCTTTAAGGTCACAAATATAATCTCCCTTTTCATCTGCGAGATATTCACTACCAATAAACAGGCTTCTAATCTGATATTTGTCTTCTTCATCAGCCTTAGGTAGCTGTTGTAAATTAGGATTAGAACAGGAAATACGTCCACTGTCTGTACCAATGATATTAAAAGAGGGATGTGCTTTTCCATCATCATATAACTGTTCAAAAAGTCCATCAATAAAAGCACTCTTAAGTTTAGATAATTTCTTGTAGTCCATAAGGAGCTTACACAATTCAACACCCTGTTGCTTACGCTTATACTGCCTTTTATAAGACATTTTTGACAGCTTATAAAGAGCATCAGCATTTGTTTGAGGTGCACCACTTGCAGTCTTACTTATAGGTCTGAGTCCAAAAGTATTTTCAAGGAGTAGTGAAGTGTAGGTAGGCTCTTTATCCAACTTCTTTTCAGGTACATAATTAAACAACAGTTCACCGAGCTGTTGGCTACTTCCAGGATTAAATTTAACCCCTGCAAGGTCATACATCTGATAAAGAAGACTATCTATATCCTCATTGATTTCGGTACGCATAGTTTCAAGGTGCTCAACGTCTACACATACACCCCTCTCTTCCATTCTAAAGAGTGTACTTAAGAATGGCATATAGAACTTATAGAAAATCTTGTCCATCTTCTCTTCTTCAAGTCTATCCATATAATAAAGATATAAATGCCATGTGTAAAAGCTGTCATCAATAGCATATGGAGAGCCATCATCAATAAGTACAAGGTCAAAAGTGACTTTCTGGGAGGCTTTATACCCAAACTCTTTCTTAATGCTATTAGGTACATCATTAGTAACCTCTTTAAAGTGTGTTTGGTCTATTCCAAACACCATTTGAGTATTCTCTTTAAGACCATTAGGACTATTCTCATCACATAACCAAGAGGCTACCATTGTATCAAACAGGTCTTTTGTACGAATAAAAATCTTAAGTCTTGCCATTACGTGCATATCGAACTTAAGGTTTTGACCTATAATTCTTATGTCTTCTCTTGCAAAAATAGGTCCTAAATATTTGCGAACTTTTGACTCTTTAATGTTTCTGTGTATATCCTCGTATCTTCTATGATTAAGTGGTATATAGTAGTTGTTGTTGTCTCCCCAAGATATTGAGATACCTACACATAAAAAGTCTTTATTTTCTGCAAGAACTCTTAAGGTGTTTGTTTCCGTATCGAATGCAAACTCTTGAAGTTTCTCCATCTTTGATGCTAACTTAGCAAGCTTAGACAAAGTGTCAACCACTACTTTACCCCTCATAACAGGACAATAAGTTGCTAACAAGTAAATTCCTCCTTTTAATGTTTTAAGTGTACATAACAAAAAAACTGCTATAAGTATATTATAGCAGTTTTATTGAGTTTAAGCAAATACAACCTATTACTTGTTAAGTTCCTTTTTGAGGTTACTTCCTACTGTAATTTTAAGAGAGTTAAAAGCGTCCTTGTGTACAATTTCACCTGTTGCAGGATTTTTATAATCACGAGCCTTACGTTCTGAAACTTTAATATTGAAGTCTCCAATAAAATTAACTCCTCCATCATTCAAAATTCCGTCCTTAATAACTGCAAGAACGTTATTAATTGACTGTTCAGCATCTTTCTTAGAAGTACCAAACTTTTCTGCATAGTTGTTTACAAGCTGAGTCTTACCTAACATTTTTAAATCCTCCATTTGTATTTAGTGTTTGTTTATGTAAAGGTGGTTTACTTTTTAAACACACCTTTAATACTAGTCTTCTTACCTCTTGAAAGTGTGGATTTACCAAGAGGTTTTCTCTTTAAGGAATTAGATTTATGCTTGTCCTCAAAAGGGACATCATCATCTTCTTCCTCGTCATCAAGGTCAACAAAATCACTATCGTCTGTGTCTTCATCATCCTCGTCAAAATCGTCGTCCTCGTCATCATCACTGACAAGGTTCTTTCTCTTCTTATATTCCTTGTCATCTTCCTCTTCAAAATCAGGGAGATACATCTTAAGCTGTTCCTCAACAATAGTATAAAGAGATTCAATAGTTCCGTCAAACTCTTCCTTAAGCTTTTCAGGAAGCATACTTTCAATCTTAGAACGTGTAAGCTTACTTACCTCATCAGTACGCTCAATCATATAAGAAGTGTCTGTTCCTGTACCCGTACGTGAGATTTCATAGTCTCTTGAAGTAAGTCCATAACGATTAGAAAGTCTGTCAAGCTGAGAAAGTACTCTTGTACCTGCAACATAAAGCTTAAGAGAACCTCTTACTTTCTTCTTCTTTCCATTCTTGTCCTTAGATTCATATTCAGAGTAGTCCCAAATTAGGAAAGCTCCCTTAAATGAGGGTTTATCACCATCTTCACAATGTGGACAACTATCGTCCCCACTACAGAGAACACTGTCATAACGTTCCTTACCACCTCTATAAGTCTTAACAGTGTGTTCATTGAAGTTAATAGGTTCTTCTGTAAGAAAACGTACCCTTGCTTCTGCACCATCACCTGACAAGAAAAATCTAAACAACCTCTTTCCCATTTGTTCTCTTGCTTCTTCTTGTCTCTTCTTTTCTTCTCTTGCGGCTTCATAACCTTTTTTAAATAATGCCATCTCAAAATACCTCCTTAATTTTTAACTCATTAAATTCTATTTAATGGCACGTCTATATTATAACACAACCCAAAACATCTGTCAAACGGGCGTTTATAATCTTGGAATATGCCCTACACCTAAATAGGTTGCAGAATTTATGACTTTTACGGTCTCTAACTCTCCCCATTCACAAGGGTCTTTACCCTCACCAGGTATATAAGTAGGTATTAATATATTCACATATCCTTTCAAGTGTTTTTTAGCAGTCTCTAACAATTTAATACCCCTCTTATCGAGGTCACATAACACTATAAGATTTTTACACCTGTCTTTTATTTGTTCAGCTTGAGTCTTACTTACCTTATTAGTCATTGTAGCTATAGCGTTAGGATAACCCCACTTATTAAGCATAATAACATCAAAACAGGCTTCTACAAGTATTAAAGTGTCATCTACAGATTCAAGCTTGTCTAATGGGTAAATAAGACTACTCCTTTTAAAGTCATATATCTTAAATCTGCTATTTTTAGGTCTGTTAGGGTCTATATATCTACCTATTATTCCGGCAAGTTTTCTATCTTCCCAAAAAATCGGGATAGTAACAGTCTCTTCTTTTAGGTCACGTCCTATCATATATGTTTTCATGTCCTCTTTATCGAAACCTCTATCAAAGAAATATCTGTAGGTCTCTTTTCCACTCTTAAGGGGAGCTAAACAGGACATTGGTTTAACCTCTTTGTTAGAAGTCATTCTATCAATATCAATAAACTTATCCTCATATCTGTGTATAGATAAATCATCAGAAACGTTAAACAGGTTAAAAGTTACACCATATCTCTGTTTTAGAAACCTTTCAGCTTGACCTACAGACTTAAACCTGTCAGGTAATGAACGATACACAAGCCAAGATATTGAACCACTCTCACCACAAGAAAAACAGTTAAATACTTGTCCGTGTAAGCTAGGTTCACCATCAGGACAGTAATCAATGTCAATACCACAAGATGGGTTTTTCTCACCATGTATAGTACAACAGAACTGTATTTTACTACCTTTCCAATCTTTCATGACAGGAGTGTCCAGAACATTTACCAATAAGTCTTCTATCTGTTCTTTTGTAAACCCACTCATATCAAATCAACGTCCTGTATCTCTTCACCTTTTAAAAGCTTCTTACCTATAGTAAAATACTTAGGGTCAATTTCACAACCTTTAAACTTTCTATTTGTCCTTTTGCAAGCTATTGCAGTAGACATAATTCCTGCAAAAGGGTCAAGTACAATATCTCCCTCTTTAGAAGAATTGAGAATAAGTATTTCCATAAGTTCAGGTGGTTTAGAAGTTACGTGCAAAACTTTACCTTTAAGGTCTTTAGGTTTTTTATTAGGGACACTTAAAATGTCAGCGGTTCCACAATTATTTATAGCTATACCCATACTTTTTCTAAAAAAGAGTATGTATTCAAACTGTGACATATAATACTTTCCCATAATCTTATTTCTCTTATCCCAAATAAGAGACTTTGTAAACTTAAATCCTGCATTTTCAAAGGTGTTGAGCATCTCCTTTAGGTTTACATGATTAGTCATTACGTAACAGTGTCCACCCTCTTTTAAAACCCTATACATCTTATCTGCATAGTCCTTAGGGGTGAGGTCATTGTACTTAAACATCTGTCCTTTCTTGCAGATTTCAGTCTGCATCATTCCACCACTATTTCCTGCACTACCCCTGGGTGTAGTCTTATAGGGAGGGTCAGTAACAATGAGGTCTACCGAATTTTCAGGAAGACTGTTCATAAATTTAATTCCATCAGAACATAATACTTCAATATCACTGTTTTTTTTTAATTTCAATTTCCTTTTTAACTTCTTTTTTAGAATCATAATACTTCACTCCATTCAAATCTTATAGCTTCATTATAGCATATATCTTTATTAGCGGTCAAAATACCTAAACCTGCAAGTCTTCTATCTACTGCCATAAAGTCATTTGATAATTCAATGGGGTCAGGATAGAAATAAGAGTCAGGATAAGCAATAAAATTGTCCTTTAGTCTTTCTTCTACTTTCTTTTTACCATATAGTATGTGATTTCTAACGAGGTTAATATTTACTCCGTCACACCATGAGGGGTCTGTACAACCATTGTCAAATATATGTTTCCAACGTGAATAGTCTTTAAGGATACCTATGTGCATATCTACTGCAAATACTTTCTTCTCTTTCTTTCTTCCCATTAAAATTACCTCCATAAATTAGAACGTAGCACGTTCATACTGTTTTAGTGTTATCACCTCACTCTTACAAAGACTGTCAATGAAACAAGACCATTCAAACTGTACCTTACAATAATCATCTTTTCTTGCTTTAAGGTATTTTTATAATCTCCACCATAGACTTCATTGATAAACATTCTCTTTATTGTCATAAGTTTAGTCCTCCATAACATTTAAAGTGTTGTCTTTAGTAGACTTTTCAGTACTATCCTCTTCGTCTTCAAAGTCCTCTATTTCATTAGTGTCAGCATAAATTTCGCTAAAATCCATAATATCAAAATTCCAGTTAAGAAGTAACTTACCTAAAATACCCTCACGCTGTTTAAGTACCTTAAGTCCCATTTCTTTATCATTTATCATTATTTCATCTCTGAATAACGCCCAAACATCATCACTATCTTGTCCAATAGCTTGTGTGTACATAATAGAACCTAATTCAGGTCCTGTCTTTTTACTTGTATTCTTATCAGCCTGAGTGTTAATGAGTATTGGTTTACCACACCTCTTAGCAAGTTTTTTAAGGTCTCTTGTAATGTGTGCAACTCTTAACCAGTCATCTTTAGCACCCTGGTCATCTTCCATAAGGTAAGCTGAGTCAATAAAAATTACATCAGGGTCATACTTATCAATATCAGCAGAAAGACCCATAACACCTGTTGCTGTAGTTATATAAAGTGGTTCAAAATTAGGTAGGTCATTCTCCAAAAACTCAAAGAACTGTTTTTCAAGCTTAAGACTTAGTGCCCCAGATTTAAAAGCATTATAGTTAAACCCTTCTCCATAACACATGGAGAATAACATAGCTTCATATCTGTCTCTCATTATATCCTCGGACATTTCTGTTACACACTGTAGTACACGATAATTATGAAGTTGTAAATAAGACCCCATAATAATTTCAAGCCATGTTTTACCTACACCAGTATTTGCAATAACTGTGGTTAAAGTACTATCTTTAAGACCTTTAGTTATGTAATCGAGCTTACTAAATCCAGTAGGTAGTCCTTGCATACCCTTATTGTTCTTTTTCTTCAAATAAGCTTCTTTACGAGACTGCGTGTCCTTTGTAATATCAACATCAGTAGTCTCTGTTACCTCAGACTCTATGTAAGCTATAGACCTTTTAATCAAAGCATAAGCTTCATCAGATTCATAGTCTTGTAAACGTTCTGCCACCTTTTCTACAGTGTCGGCAATGTAATTATGCTTAACTTTCTTCCTAAGTTCTTCACACCAAAATTTCAGGTTCTCTTCTGTCCCCACAACAGTCTTACCGTCAACTAAAACTGTTTCAAGTTTAAATCTTGGGAACTGTTGTTTAAAGGCTCTTACACTTGGTGCTTCACCAGTACTCATAACTGTTTCGTATATGTAAGCATAAGCAGAACGACTGTCACCTGTAAAGAAATCAGGTTTTATTTGATTATCCTTTACAGTCATTATATCTTTAGTCTGTAGTAACTTAGATATAAAACCTATTTCAACGTCATATTTCATTTTTATTATCGTCCTCTCAAATTTATTGCAGAATGGAAATCACTTAATGAGAGTGCATTCCTGTTATTTATAAGACCTCTTCTATAGTCATTATCATCTACCACATAAGTTAAATCTCCTGTTAAAAGTCGTGAGGAAATCTGACTGAGTTTATTATACAACACAATGCGATTAAAAGGCAAGTCACTAATGATTGCCTTTAAATCCCCTGTATAATTGCTTTCCTCAATGAGTAAGTCAACGTTGTATTCAGTCTGTCTATAGATGTGCTCCATAGAATTGACTGCAAGAATATTCACCTCTGCTCTTTTTGTTTTACCAACAAGGAAATTTAAGAATTTGTCCGGCAGACTGTTATCTTTATACTTTATAACAAAGTCCTCACACATAAATCCAAAAGTGGCTTTGACGTGGTTAGATAAATCCCCGTGCATCATTACTTAATTAAATCCTCCTTATCTAAGTCTATATTGAACTCCTCCTTAAGGTAGTTTAGACAGTCAATAGGCGAAAAAGGTTTATTGAATATTCCTGTCTGCATTAGTGCAAAATAACTCTCCACACTATCTTTCACTTTTAAAAGTCTCTTCTTACCAAATCCAAAGTCTTTATGTAATGCAGTAAAGAACACTGCCAAAATTTGATTTGACACATCAACTTTAACACTTTTATACACTTCATCAACTTTTGTGTCCCACTCTTCTTGAAGATACTTTCCAATGTCTTCTTTTGTCATCACCATTTTGTCTTTCATTACACCATGGGTTTTATCAACTCTGTAATTTGCTTTCATAACTGCTTTAACCTCACTCTTAATCACCTAAAATTTTGCGTGCAAGTGCATCTGCTTGTTCCAATATTTTCTTTGCTTTGTTATATAACCTACACTTCTGTATAGGGTGAAGTGCAGGGTGAAAACTGTCCCTATGTCTACGCATTTCAAACTCCTCATTAAACAGCTTGTCTATCTCATAAGCAAGTTCATCAGCATCTATAGCAAGTTCGTCCTCACTAGGGTCTACTAGATTCTCCTCAACATAGTCTGCTACAGAGTAACCACACTTTTCACGGATATATTCAATATAGTCCCTTGGTTCATAAAAATACTTATTTCCATCAGGTGTGGATAATAAACCTGTATTAAGTTGTCCCATAAGTTTCTCACCTCTTTTTAAAAATAGTTGCTCTCTTATCCTCACACTCAATCATAACAGGAGTTGTATTACCTTTCAAAAGACTAATACAACTCTCTCCATATCTTTCTGTCATAAGAGATATATTCAAATTTGTGCAAACAATAGTAACAAGACCATTGTCTTCCCTATATCTTAACAGGTCTTCCAGTATGGGTGCAGATACTTTACTGTCAATCTCTTTTCCGACTTCTTCAAGCACTAAAAACTCAACTGCTTTATAGTAAGTATATAGTTCGTCCTCTAAAGTTGCTTTCTCGTCAGCACTCTTAGCATTCCACACTTTTGTATATTTATCCACATACTCAACAAAAGTAGAACGTCTTGATGTATATCTATGTCTATAAGCTTCCTTAAGGATAATACTTGACAGCATAGTCTTACCAACACCATTACTTCCATAAAGGAAAAGACCCTTATTATTTTCAAAATTGCTATCGAGGTCTTCTATGTAAGCTTGTACAAGACCTTTAACTTTCTTTAACTCACTCTTACCTTTAACATCAAAGTCTTTTAAAGTGTTGCCCCTAAAAGACTTAGGTATTCCTATAAGTTTCAGACTGTCCTCACTAACTACCGTCCTTACAGGTCGTTTACTCATTTTAGTCCCACTCCCCTATTTTAGATTTTTCAGTGTTATCAGATTTTCTCCACTCCCTCTTAGAGGTCTTATCTGTAGAAATCTTCTTTTCTCTTGGCACATATTCATCATTCGCCCAATCAATGCTATCTTTATAAATTGTGTTCACCCAGTTACTTGAAAGAACAGTTGGCTGAGTCCTATCTATATCAAGATATTCTTGGTCTCCTGAGAAAATAAACTCTATCATTAAAAGTATTTCAGGAATATCAAAATTTTCCTGTAATCTCTTAAATATTCCCATGTCACGCTTCATATTAGCTATAACATACTTAACCCCTGCTTCTCTTGCCTTTTCTCTGAAAAAATAAGTAAGGTCAAGGGTATTAAATTCAATGTATCGTGCCTCAAGGTCATGATATTTGTCCAGAAATTTTTGATACTTCTCAGAAGTTATATTTCTCTTTTCTTTTTTCTTTGGAATTCCTTTTGTGGTAGTATTATTGCTTGTTTGAAGCTGATTATGTACCCTGCGAAAAGCACACATTAAATCATCCACTCTTTGTTTATTCATTATTACACCTCTTGCTTGGGTTTATTAGTATAATATAATTTTAACACAAGAAAATTAAACCGTCAAATACAAAGAGGACACCCTGTAAAGAGTGTCCCACTTATTGTTTATTCACCCACAGTATTAAAAACAGCCTGTTCAAGTGCAGTATCAATGAAGTTTTCAATCCTTTCAATTGCATTTTCAGGTGTTTCTCCATCTTGAACATAATCAGATAACCAAACATCTACTCTAAGACTTTCATAGTTATCCATATTCTTTGTTACACCCTTACTCATTCCAACCATAGGTTTGGACTTAGGGTCGTGCTTAAAAGAGTGTTCAAGAGGTGTACCCTCTTTAATAACCTCTTCACTTCCAGAAGACTTCTTTTTAACTGTTGTATTTTCTTCCGCTTTTCTTGCAAGACTTTTCTTACTCTTTAATGTTGCCATAATTACTCTCCTTATTTCTTTAAAGTGTTATTCCCTCAATCAATGCTCTTGCTTCAAGCACTGAAAGATAGTCACCCATAGCTCTCAATTGCAAACTAAAAAGACTTCTTGGACAAGTAGGCTTAAATTCAAGATTTCCACTGTCCCACTTATCAACCATAGCCTTAAGTTTAGTAAAACGAGAAAATAACTGATAATATTCAGCCTTAAATCTATCCCTATAATCAGCACTACACATTAAAAATGCAGTATCAAATAAAAGGTCTGTCCCAACAACTCTGTATGCAGATTCAAAGGAATCTTTAGGACACCAATTCCCATAATCATCAGCATACTTTACAAAGTAACCCTCATCATTATAATCATCCTCAGAGATTTCAACATTTTTTAACTTGTTAAATTCCCCTCTTGTCATAGGTGTAGCAAAAACGAGGTTTACTCCAAGATACTGAGTAATAGAATCTTCTGTATCTGTTACCTTTTCAATATTATTTGTGTTCTCCATTTAATATCTTCCTTTCTTATTCAGTAACCTCTTCATAAGTGTCAATAAAAATGTCAGGTTTACAAGCGTATAATTCACCTCTTACACCCTTAATAATATAATCACCTACACTTACTTGCATTTTCCCCTCTAATGTTTCAATAAACAGTATACTGAAAATTTGTGGTGAAAGATTCCAGTGTAGAATACCTATATCAAAGGACTCAATAATCCATTTTGGAACATCTTCATTCCTAAAACACTCTTCACCAGTATATTGAAAAGCTTCAATTACAACTGGTTTTTTTCTGTATTTAGGCATATCAAACATCTCCTATTTTCTTATTATTGGCTTCTTCTACAGTAAACTTACCCGTAGAATATCTCTTACTAAGTTTATCAATATTAATGTCAAATACCTCTTCAAGTGGTACATTCAAACAGTTACAAGCGAGTGCTACATACCAACACACATCACCAAGTTCTTTAATAGCGTGTTCTCTGTCTAAAGACTTTCCATGCAGTACTACTTTCTTAATGAGGTCTGCATATTCTCCTGCTTCTCCGGCAACACCTAAAGCTGACATAATAAGTTCAGACTGTTCAGGTTCCACTTTAATATTTGAGACAAACTTCTTCATCTCCTGCTGATATTCATTAGCTTTCATTCTTACTACCTCACTGCATACTTAGACACATAATCATTTCCTGAGAGTTAAGAGTAAACTGAATACTGAACTCTCCATTATCAAGAGTAGTAACAATCTTATTACCCTTATCTACATAACCAGTGAGTATATAGTTTTTCCCCTTAAGATTAAATTCTTCCTGTAACATTTCAAGGACCTTATTCATCTTTACAGAGGACACCTTTGTCTGGTCGTCAATGTATGACTGTCCATCAGCTTCAAGGACTTCCTTTTCATCATCAGTCATGTAGTCTTCTACCACATCATTAACTAAATCCTCAACTACCTCTTCAACTTCTGTTGACTTCTTTTTTAACTTTGCCATAATTACTTACCTCCAAAATACTTTTTATGTAATTCTTTAAAACGTCTATGACATTCAACACTAAAATCAGTCATGGACATTTTCTTACCTTGTGTTATATCACACTCTTTAGCACACTGTACTATAATGTCAATTTGCTCCTGAGTATAAAGTCGTTTTCCAAACTTATCTTTGAACCAAGATTCGGGTATAACCCCATTACTCTCCCAAATACGTATAGTGGTAGTAGTTCTATTAAGTCTCTTTGCAAGAGTTCCTATATAAAACAGTCTTACTTTTTCACCATTCAAAGTACAAGTCTTATTTTCACTTGTTGGCATCTCCGGCTCTCACCTCATTTGCTTTATTATCCCTGTCTTCGACTTCAAGAAAAACTAAAGCCATAGTAGCATAGTTAGCAAGGTCAATAAGAGTATCCTTAATAGACTCATCAAGACAATCAATTTCAGGATTTTTAACCAGTGATGCAAAACGGTTTACCTTGTCTTTAAGTCGTACAACAGCAGACGAAAGTCCATCATCTTCACACTGCTTAAAGAAACTTGCTTCGTACCTTGTATTCTTCTGCTTAAAAAGTTCTATACATTTATCCTGCACTTCTGCAAAAAGATAAGACAAGAAATTATAGTCAGTATCACAAAGTTCCTTATTAAAGTTCTTTAACTCTCCCATTTACTTATACCTCACTTCCTCTTTAACACAGGCTTTTTCTTCTGTGCCGCAAGGGTAGCAGTTGATTTCTGAATATCAACAACTTCCTCTTTTTCACGAACATCAACTGCATAGGTTGTTTTAACATTAGTAATTGCCTCAAGGTCTTCGGGAGTAATGTCCCCTTTTGATACTCTTACCTCAACTGCTGACTTATCAACCATAGGCTTAAGGGAAATACAGTCTTCATAACCCTTACTTTGAAAGAAAAGTACTGCCTTATTTTCATCAAAGGACACTGACTTTCTGCACTGAGAACCAAAAACAAACCTGTCATTTTCAGAATAGTAAGAACCATTCGAGTCTTTAGTTCCCCTTTCAGTAGCATAAGCCTTAATAGTATCTGCAATAAGCTTTTTTCTTTCAGAAATTAATTTTTCCTGTTTCTTTAACTCCTGATATTCAGACACCATTGAACTAATAGTCTTTTCATCAGGAATTACACTTGTGGTCTTTTTCTTAGTTGCCATTTGTTTATTCCTCCTGTAAAAAATTAAGTGTGTTACACTTATTACAACAATAAGTATAGCACACTTCAAAAATATTGTCAATTACTTGTTAAAACCCCTTGCAAATAATTTACCACTCCCAATAGCTTTATCACTCACAATAAGCTTAAGCTGTTTATAACGTCTATCACGTGTTTCTCCTTGTCTACATAACTGATAAACGTTGTCGTACCTATAATCATAAAGTCTTGCTACACTAAGCTTATTTCCATCTGATTTTCTTCGTATACGACCAACAGCTTGTTCAACATTTTTCCCATTATTTATCGAGGACACTAAAAAACCTACTTCCCACTGTTTTACATTTGTACCCTCATTTGCTTTTGAATAGGTTGCAAGGGTAATATATTTTCTCCTACTCTCTGCTATATCAATAATTAAGTCACAGTCTTTATTATCACCATAGTAAAGACCAATATCATTTTCGTCAACCCCATTAAGTACTAACAAGTCTTTATAATGAGTGATTTCCTCTTTTCGTGAAAAAAATGCAACACAGCTATATCCAGAATTATACTCTTTCAACATATCAGATATTACCACTCTTGAAGTGTCATACTGAGTACAAGCCTGAAATTCAATAGCTAAATGTGCAATATCAGGTTTTTCTCCATAAGCTAAAGAGGTAATTCGTTTTTCTTTGTCCTTTAAATGACTGTTATCCCTAACAAAGTTTACAGGGTCATCAAGCTCCCTCTTAACTTTATAGGAAGACTTTCCTACTTCTGTAACCACAGGGTTAAAATAAGTCTTTAAGGGTCTTTTAATTACCTTTACTTGCAGAATGTCTTCGTCTTTTTCTTGATGTCCATAAGAATAACAGAAATCACCATAATATAAATTCATTACACAGGATAGTCCATCAGAACGTTCAGGTGTAGCAGTAAGACCTAATCTATAACGACAATTAAAGTTATTTCCTAATTCAAAAGAACTACTGGGACAGTGGTGCATTTCGTCCTGAATAACAAGACCAAAGTAGTTATACAGAGATTTTAAGTCCTTAGGACTCAAATTATTTAAGGTCTGAATAGTGGCAATAGTAAAGTGTTTCCCTACTTTTCTGGACTTAGCTTGAATAAGTCCTACATCTGCTTTACCACCAAAAGCTTTTTCAATATCATTTCTCCAACCTTTAACAAGGTCAGTCTTGTGTACAAGAACTAAAGTCCTTGTTTTAAGTCTATGTGAAAGAGCAAGTCCTAATACAGTCTTACCTTTACCTGTAGGTAATTTAATACTACCCCTCAAAAAAGACTGTGTTTGAGTATTTGAGTTTGCCTCAAGGTAAGCACTTAAAGCTTCAGACTGTGTTTCTCTAAGTTCCATTAAAAAATCAGGATAGTCTACTTCCGGCAGTTTTCTTTTATCAGTAACTTCATCAGGACTTATTTCAATTCCACTATAACCAATGGGGACTTCGGCACAAAGTTCTCCATCCTCTTCAAACAGTTTAAAAAATTCTAAAAACTTAGGCTCTCTTGTAGAGCCCCATTTTGAGTACTTCATTATTTTCTCATATTTAGGGTTTGGAAATGTAAGCTCCTTTTCAATCTGATTTTCCTCTATATCAGAAATATCACGTAGGACAATATGACTTCCAATTTCTGCTCTAAGCATAGTTTAACAACTCCTCGCACAAAATTTATTTGTAACTGTATTATAGCATATAAAATAACTTTAGTCAAAACACAAAAGGACTGCCATTTTAAGCAGTCCCTTATATATACGTGCGTGTGCGTAGTAATTACGTAGCTAATATAATATTATAATTACATACCTAATTAAAATAAATTTAAGTCATTTTATATTATAATATTATAATAAAAATCCTAAAGGATTTTTATGCGAGCACTTCCAGTGTCGCAAACTACTAAAATCACTTTTTCACAAATCTGTTTTTGAGTTCATTTAACTCTTCCCAACCATACATAGAAATAAATGCAATAATAAAACTCAACGCAACACTTCCAACTATGTGATAAAATTTAATGTCAACACCAGTATACTGTAAGTAGCATAGAACACCTGCAACAGTGATTACCAGTGAGAGAACAAGGACATAAAGTTTTGTCGGAATTTTTTTAGGGACAAAGTCCTTTGTGAGTTGTACCACGATTGACAGGAAAAATGCAAACACTCCAATAATTGAAACAAGAGTGACACCACCACTTACTAAGTTTTCAAGTAACATACAAATACCTCCATAAATTACTTATTAGCAATTTCAATTTAATTTTTGGTTATAGAATGAGCTACAAGGTCATTCCCACGTCTTCTAATTGACTTCCAAGTAATTAATAGTGAAATTACATTATTTCAAACTAAAACCTCTTAAAAGACAATTTAAAGACTTATTTTAATATAGCATAGGGAGTAGTAAATAGCTACTCCCTTATACTGTCAAAATACCTTGTAATTACTTTGCAGGAATTTTAAGTTTATTACCTGCATAGATTGTGTCAGACTTAAGTCCGTTGAGCTTTTTAATTTCGATATAACGAGAACCGTTACCAAGCTTCTTTTCTGCAATGTCCCATAAACAGTCACCCTCTACTACTGTATATACAGTGTACTTAGGCTTTTCGTCGGCAGGCTTTGTGGTTGTAGACTGACTTGACTTTTTAAATCCATTAAGTCCTGCGTTTTTAATTAATGTCGGGTAGTCAATGTAGCAAAAGTCAACATCACACTGTCCTGAAATACCGTAAACACTCTTTACATTCTTTGTGTCCCAGTCAGGATTTCCTGCAACACCATACTGCCACATACCATACTGTCCTTTATAGGTGCAGTTAGAGCTATACTGTGCAACCCAAACAGCATATCTCTTACGAACGTCCTCAGAAATGTAGTTATTGAGGTAAGAAGTACTCATATAGAGTCCAACCCAATAACCTGCTTTTTCAACAGTGTCCATAAATGCTTTTGCAATTTCAGTACACTTTGTTTTTCCAAGGTCAAACTGACTCCTCTCTTCCATGTCAAAATAAACTGGAAATTCAAAAGTCTTACCCTTAAGTACTTCAAGGAAAGTTTTAGCCTCTCTTACTGCATCTTCAACAGTGAGGGCATAGCTATACCAATAAGCACCCACAGGGATATTGTTTGCTTTACAACCAGTATAGTTGTTTTCAAACTGCTTGTCTTTCTGAGAGAGTTCTCTACCATATCCTGCACGAATAATAGCATAGTCAACTCCTCCAGTCTTAACAGCTTTCCAGTTTACGTTACCTTGATGTACAGAGACATCAATACCTTTCATTAAGAAACTCATAACAATGTACCTCCTTATAAATTGTTACTGTTTTTTATACCACTTTCCACCATAAAGAATATGACGGGCAGTTGTATCAACTTCAATGACAACACTTCCATCAGTCATAGTAATTTCATTTCCGTCATCAAGTGTTACTGTTGGAGTAGAAAGTGCAGAAGATTCACTTGCTTTACACATTAAAACTCCTTTATACACTTCTCCAACTTTAATCACAGACATAGATTTCATATACAAGCACCTCCTACATAATTATCATAGAACTAATTTTCGGTTGGCTGTTATCACTGGAAGCAGTCCAAGCAATATAGTAATCACCAACAGGAACAGATTCAAGACCAATAGCCTCAGTAATATTATTTGCAGAATAATTAAAGTCAAAGTCTAAGGTAACTATAGCCTCACT